GCAACCTCCTTAATTGTTAAAGTGCGCTCGGATTTTATTGTGTTTTCCTCTGTAATCACAAATCACCTTCTTTCACAAACACGCCGTCAATCATACGCCCTTTGCGGTCTTTGATTTCATCCCATGCGGCTTGCACACAATCTATTAAATCAAGATCAAAGCAATCGCAAACTCCAGTTAAATCCAAAACAATATTACTGAATAACACTTCAAGAGATGTATTTCGGTCGAGTTCACAGCTAATTCGAGTTAAATCATGAAGTAAAAAAATTAGAACAACATCTGCTTTTAGTGTTGTTTTTGTATGATGTTTAACTGCCACCCAACTAATATTAATTTCATTACGATTTCGTTGAGCTGAAAGAATCGTTAAAACAACAAAGCAATCACCAATGCTATCTTTAATCACATCAATTTTATTTTTTGATACGCCACTGCATAGCTCCCCGAATTCTTCCATTAATTTAATGAATTGTTTTTTCGGTGTAGAACCTTCAATCAAATTGCGATCTTCTGCCCATTGCTCAATATTCTTGATAAGTTGTTTTAATGTCATAAATTACCTACTTTTAACCTACATTTTCCCCAATCTTTCCCAAAATCCAGTCACTTTCTGACTAAATTTTTTCACAGAAAAGAGCGGTATTTTTTCTTCTTTAATGAAAACGTTGTCGTTTTCATAACAAATCCACTGAAAGTCATTAATCCGTAACCGTTTATGTTTGATTAATAGATCAATTTGTGAACGATTAATCATAAAACCGACAGGTAAAAGTGCATTTTTTACCTTTTGTTCAATTTCTGAACGGTTACAGTTACTGACACAAGTCCAAGCGTCGCTACGCTCCTTGTTTGTTTCGGCGGTCTCCGCATTGGCATCAGTTGCAACATCTGCCACTGCGCCTTTTTTGATAACCCAATTTTTTAATTTTGTTCTTACGCTTGCTAAACTGAAACGATTTTTCACCCCCACAATTTTCTTTCTTGTTTCGCCGTATTGGTTCGGCTCGCTTTCTTCATATTCAACGCACAAAGGCTGATCTTCACGTTTAGCCATTGCGCCCCCTTGCAACTCTAAATAGCTTGCAAAACAAGACACATCACAAACTGCTTGCGCGTCTGCAATGGTCTTATCATCCACATCATCCAACTGCCATTTTTCTAATTTGCGTAATTCACGCCACACAGAAATTGGCGGATTTCCATAAAACTGGAATTGACGAATTCCCCAAAGGTTTGCCCACGCACGCACACGTTGCACGTTTTCGTCAAGTTTCAATCCTTCCACTTCGTCTGATGTTTCGTCTTTCTGATTGCCCGCATAAATGTTTTTGGCAATGTATTTCGCAATATAAGAAACGGCAGAACCTTTTGCGGGGTCAATTTCATCTACTCTGCAGCGGTGTTTTTTCGCCCCGAATTCATCGCCGTCTAACTCTAAGGCTTTTGATTTAAATAAACGGATCACTTCTTCTTTATCTTCCGCTTTCACATACACAAGCAAGTGCCAGTGTGGAGTGGCGTCATGGTGCGGCTCAACGCCACGCATACCAAAAAAGCCGATGCCACGTTTAGCAAACAATGCACGCAACTGCGCCCAATTCTTGCTTAAATAAGCGTGCGTTGTGCGTGGGTCTGCACCTTTCCATTTCTTGTTATTTGTGCCGTTGTTATGGGTTGCATGGAAAGATGAAGGGGCGGTCATGGTTAAGAACAATGACACATAGCCTTTTTCTGTTGCCCATTCGTCCACGCCACGCAAGCGGTTCATCATCTCGTTAAAACGGATGGCGGGATTACCGGAAGATTTTTGCCACATTGCCATCAATTCCACCTGTTCGGATGGATCGTCAATGTTTTCAATAATCATCTGTTTTAAATATTCCAAGTTGGCTTTTTGTTGATTGCGGTAATCGCTCAATGCACCTGTTGAAATGTAAGGGCTGACTTTTTCTGATACTTCACCGCAACCAATCGCCAAATGCTCGATAAGGCGTTTTTGCGTGCTGCGTAATGTGCGAAACCAGTATTTTTCGCATACCACACGCAACAATTCGCCTTCTTGTTGTTGCACGGAAAGGCGTTTTCCTTCTTCTAGGCGGTGTTGGCTTTTAAGTGGAAAGCCAATGTTCTTGCAAACATCAGCACAAAGGCGGTGAAGTTCACTGCTTAAACGTGAGAAATCGACCGCACTTAATAGCCCAACGGCTTTTTGATTGGCACAATCTTCCACGAAATCGCTTTGCAATCCGTTGAAGTGCAAGGCGAGTTTATAGGCGATTTCTTTTAATTGGCGTTCGCCTAATAAATAGAAATGCAAGCCTTGACTATCCACAGGCTTTTGCATGGCCAAATTGGCTGAATAGCGTTTGCGTTCAAGCAACCACGAAACAGAAATTCGATATTGCTCAAAAACAGCTTCCAAACGATTTGTCAACACATCACGCAAGGTTGTGTTTGCAATGCGGGCTTGTTTATTGCCTAAGCTAAAACTAATTGACCCATCATCTTTCACACTGCGATAAGCACGCAACCACACATTTCGGAAGTGTTCGCGTTGGCGTTTGCGTGGTAAATCTGAAAGCAGTTTTTCAACATAATCAAAATGATTAGGCGCAACCGCAAACAGCTCAATTTGTGCGGCTGTTGCTTGTGGCAAGTCTAAAGTGCGGCCAGTTTTAACCGCACTTTCCATTCTTGCCAAACGAGTTTCTTCCATCGCCAAATCACGTTTAGCGATGTTATTGTCTCGTTGTTGCTCCCAGTTCATCATTTTATTTCTATGCTCTTTGTAAGTTGGCTAAATATTCGTTGTGTTGATCAAAGTAATCTTTAATGGCTTGATTGGTTGAGTTGATCGCACTTTCCATTTCAGTGAGTGAAAGCACTTCATATTGTGCCAAGGCAAAGTTGCGGACTTCATTCACTGCGCCAATGATGGTGTTGTGTAATCGCCCAATCACTCTTGCTTTTTGTTTTCGCCAACCGTCACTATCTGCGACAATCTCTAACACTTGAAAACGGTCGCCAATCTTGGTGATTTGTAATTCGGCTCCGCAATCTAAATTGATGTAAATATCGGTACTCATTTTGTTTTCTCCTTAGAAGTGTTTACTTATCCAACTTGCCAACCAACACAAGGCGGCATCTAATAAGGCGGCAGCCATAAAACAGCCTAACATCACCACCGCTAATCCAATGAAAAAATCACTCATTGCCTTTCTCCAAAAAATCCTTGAAATCTAACTGTCTGCTTTTTCTTACCTTGATTGCGCCTGTATCAATGGCGGCTTTAAAACAATAATCTGCACGTGCAAAGCACCAATCTTCATCCGGTGTACTTGGTGCTAACTGATAGGCTTTACGCCAAAACTGTGCGGCTTTTAAATATTGTTTTGCGCGTTCTGCTTCTGCTGCAGTTTCGCTTGCCGTTCTAAAGGCGATGAATTTTGTTCTCATGCTGTTTTTCTCCGTGGATTGGCTTGCCATTGCTCCCAATCTCTGTATTTTTGTAAAAAGATTTGGCTGGCTTTTGTCGCCAAGTCGCCGTTTTCAATAAATTCATTAAATGCTTGTCTTGCTTGTTCTTCATCGCCTTTGTCTAAGTGATAGATGTAAGCGAATAATTTTTCCTGTGCCTTATCGAGTTTTTGATAATATTCCTTTGCTACAATGCTCAATGCGCCACGACTTAAAATCACGGTTGCCATACTTCCCCCTAATTCAATGCTTTATCAATCAATGTGAATTCGCGTTCGGTAATGCCTTTCGGAAACATCCCCGAAATCAACCGCACTTTGCGAAACGCCTTGGCGATTTTGCGTTGTCCGTTTTCGGTGTAGTGGTGTAGTTTCTCGCCTGTAAATGTGGTGCTAACTAAATCATTGATGTCGAGTTCTGCCATTGCCAACAGGATTTCTCTTTCGCCTTGTGAAAGGTTGCTGAAAGCGTATTCCACGCGATATCGACTTTTACCGATCACATGGCGGCAATCGCCCCAACTTTGCACAGGCTCAACCGCAATTTGATTTTCTTTGCAGAATTTTGCCGCCGCACTTTCTTTACCTGAAACGTACATCACACGCCCCCTTGCTTATTTACCTTTAACCCAACTTAACCAACGACCAAACATCCCTTGCTTGCTCCAACTTGCTTTTTCAAGCAGTGCCACACGGTCGTGAAGGCTTTCATTCAATAGCACTTGTTGTTGGTTTAATTCTGCTTGATAATTAATGTGACGGCTGATGATTTGAATTTGCGCTTCCAACTTTTTCACACGTTTTTCTAACTGCCATACATTCACACGGTCTTTGCGTGTTCTGCCGTTGTCGTAGGTGTATTTTTTGTTGCTCATTTTTTGGTTCTCCCTAAATTTTGGTTGCAAAAATCCTGTCGCATGAATTTCTTCAAACGACTGTGTTTAAAAATCTTGATGGAATTTAAAGACTAGATGTCGATTTCTTGCTGACGCTCGTCAATCTGATTTAACGGCTTATTCGCACTTAATGCTTCTGGGCGGTCGTTATAGATTGGCGTTCTTACTCTTGTAATTTGGCTTTGCACTCTTAATTCTGTGCCGCAGTTGTTGCAGTAAGCCAACACGTCGATTGACAATAAACCGATCTTTTCGGAAGTTCGCACACGGATGTTGTTACTTCCGCAATTTGCGCATTTATGATCTACGTTCACTATTCACCACCTTAACTGTTTCTAATCACTGCCCAATCAACATCAGGGCGTAAATCTTCGGCTCTTACTTTGCCTTCTGTTGCTTTGATAATGGCGGGAATATATTTCACATCCATTTTTCCACCGCAAAGCCACTTAAGCACTGCTGTTTGGCTCACTCCGCAAGCTCTAGCAAGGGAAGATTGCCCGTTGCAAAGTGCAACTGCTTGTTTAATTCCTTTCATAAAATTACCTATAAAACTAAAGTTTGAAATATATTAATCTGAAAGTTTTAATATTGCAATAACTTTTTTGATGATATTTTATAACTTAGGTTTTAAACTATCACACTAAAGGAGAAAAAATGCCTGATTTATCTACACGCTTTAAAACTTTACTTTACGAAAAACATCTTTCAATGAATGCTTTTGCAAAGATGATTGGAGTATCTCAACCAGCAATCGCAAAGATTGCAAATGGCGAAACATTAAACCCTAAAAATATTTTAGAAATTGCGGCCGCACTTAATGTGGACCCGCATTGGTTAAAAACAGGGGAAGGCGACCCTGATCCGTCTTATCGCATTGTAGAAGTGAGCGAACCGCAAAACCCAAACACAGTGCGGATTGATATTTTGGACGTGGAAGCGAGTGCCGGAAATGGGGCGTATTTAAGCCCAACCGAACAAGGCTTGCTTTCACAAGAATTTGATTTAACGTTCTTCCGTCAACAATTCGGACGTGCTGATGCAAAACATTTGAAGTTGATCACAGTGAAAGGGGATAGCATGGCACCAACCCTTGAAAGCGGTGATTTGCTTTATGTGGATATTTCCGAAAATTACTTTGCCGCCGATGGGCTTTATGTTTTCACCTTTGACGGCCAAACATTCATCAAGCGTTTGCAAAAAGTGGGAAAAGAAATGCTCGTCATTTCCGACAACCCAACCTACAAAGAATGGACGTTCACGCAAGATGACGATGTATTTATCCACGGCAGGGTAATATTCAGCATGCCAATGAAGTGGCGGAAGTGGTGATAAATATGCGACATTTCGTTTACATGAATTGGCACAAAGAGGTGAATGCCTACACCTTGGAAAATCATAAAGAAAATGAAGATTATTTCATTGGTTATGTTTCGCAGAAAAAACGCGTCATCACTTTCCGCAAAGACAGAATTATTCAAGAATTTGCCAATTTTGAAGATGCACAACATTATGCTGAAAACTTGCCGGCAGAAATCTTTGCCCAATTCGATCAGAAACTCAATGCCATCAAACGTACCTCAACCACACCGATTCAACATCCACTCACTTTTTGTTTTACCGGCTTTGGCAAAGCACAAAAGCAAGCATTAATGAATTTGACGGCAGAGGTCGGCTTGCGTGCAATCCAAGATGTCACATCAAAATGCGATTATCTTGTGATGTGCGAAAACTCTAAAACAATCGGTCCATCAAAACGCGCAAAAGCCGAATCACTCGGCATAAAATTAATTTTTGAGAACCAATTTTTCCATTTGATTGAAACAGGAGAAATCCCACAATGAAAAAAACTACTCTTAATTTTAACCGCACTTTCCCTTACTTTCTCAATAGCAACTTTTGCCAAAAGTAAAAAAGCAGATGCAGAACAGTTTAGTTGTTCTGACAGTAAATATTGCAAAGAGATGAGTTCTTGCGCTGAAGCTAAATTCCATTTAAACGAATGTGGTGAAAGCCGATTGGACCGTGACCACGATGGCGTGCCTTGTGAGAATGTGTGTAGGTAGTGGATAGTAATAATTTTTTAAGTATTGAGTTAGAACGATAAATGTTAAATTGGGATGATATAAAAGATTTCTTAGCTGACCCTAAAAAAATTCAGGAAAAAGCCAATCTAGAATGTAAAGCTGCGGCGAATAGTTTACCTAAGGATTTTTGGAAGTCCTTTAGTGCCTTTTCGAATACACAAGGTGGATTTATTTTACTTGGTATTACTGAAAAAAAAGACGGAGAATTTTGTATTACCGGTGTAAGTGATGCTCGCAAAATTGTAGATGATCTATATTCTCAAGCTCGTAGTGGACAAAAGGTGAGCTGTCATTATTTAAATGATGATTGTGTACTTTATGAGAATGATATTTTTGCAGAAAAGAGTGTAATTGCTATTTATGTTCAAAAAGCGGAAAACAATTCTATTCCGGTTTATTTGAATGGGGACATTACAAATGCTTACGTTCGTTTAAATACAGGTGATCATAAACTATCTTCTGCAGAATTAAAAAACTTTCTTTCTAGCTATACTAAAATAAATCAAGATAACAAAGTTATTCCTAATACATCAATTTCGGAAATTCATTTACCTACGTTAGATAAATATCGTCAATATATTAAAAATTACAATTCAACAAGTCTATTACTTGCTCTAGATGATTTGTCATTATTAAAGAAAATAAATGCTTATCAACAAGATCTCAACACCGGGAAAAGTGGTTTAACTTATGCAGGTTTATTAATGTTTGGAAAATTAGATATTATTCGGTCTTTACTTCCTCATTATTTGTTAGAGTATAAATCAAAAGAAACAGATCACCGATACGATTATCGAGTTACATGTGATGAGCTACGTGATGAGGGAGATGAAGGAAACTTATTTGAATTTTATTTAAAAGTTGCACCCAAATTATTTAACCTTGCTAAAAATAAACATTTTGCACTAGACCAGCTAACGAGAAGCGAAGACAACTTGATAACTGGTGCATTACGTGAAGCTTTTATTAATATGCTTACACATTCAGATTATTTGAATGACAGAGTAACACTCAAAATATCGCAAACATTAAATATGTTAAATTTTGAGAACCCTGGTGTTATGTTAGTGAGTATCCTAGAAGCTCAAAGTGGTAAAAAATCTATATGTCGAAATGCAATTTTACACAATATGTTTCGCCGAATAGGTCTTTGTGAAAGAGAAGGGAAAGGAATTGAAACTATCTTCTCAAATTATCGTAAAGAATTATTAACTACACCGGTGTTGAGTACGGATTCAGAAAAAACACTTTTAACTTTAACGTTACAAGATAGCTCAGTTATTCAAGCCAGCCAACAATTACATCTGAGATTAGGTGCTCAATATCACAATTTAGATAATAATTTGCACAAGAAAATTTTGTTATTGACCGCCTTAAATGGAGGATGGATTAAACATTCCATTCTCTCTGAAAAATTAGAAAAAGACTGTCATAGCAGAGATATTACACTTGCTTTACCTGCTTTAGAAAGAAAGGGATTACTTTTAGGCAAAGGTGAGAAAAAAGATAAATTCTATGTTTTACCTTGGGTAGATGTTGGCGATTTAAAAGAGATTTATGGTAAACGTCATGAAGTCACATTGAATACGCAGGTAAATTTTAATGTTGAAGGTTTAGTTGAAGAAGCTAACTTAGAAGCTAACTTAGAAGCTAACTTAGAAGCTAACTTAGAAGCTAACTTAGAAGCTAACTTAGAAGCTAACTTAGAAGCTAACTTAGAAGCTAAGAATGAACATAAATTAGTTTATTATAGCTTTGCTCTTGATGAGCTTGGACGAACAACAAAGGATGGTCGGACAATTATTAATGAGTTAGATGATTTAAATCCAGACTTTTTAGAAAAACTTAAGAATATTGTTCCTGATGATTTTTATAGAAAAAAGAAGAAGAATAGAAAAAAACTGAAAGAACTTGTACTTGCATTGTGTGATGAGCAGTTTGTTACAAAGAAATCACTTTCAAAGCTTTTAGGGATAACAGAATCAGCTTTATTGTTACATCTAAAAGAATTTGTAGACCAAGGCGTGCTAGAACTTGCGTTTCCACAGCAGCCAACTCATAAAGATCAATCCTATCGGGTTGTTAAATAGCGGTCAATCGACCGCTTTATTTTTTCACTTTCTTCACGTCCACTTCTTCATCTTCCACTTTCAATTCGCATTCAATTTGACTGGTAAAGCCGCTGTCTGAAAGATTGTGCGTCACTCTTGTGATCAGCCAATTTGTGGCATCAATTTCTGCTTTAAAGCCTGAAAGCTCAATCGGCGTTTCTGGCATTAAATCAGGTTCACCAAAAGCGAGATTAAGACTAAATGTCGCCACGCCACGTTTTAACTTATCAAAGGCTGACTTGGCGGCAGTGATGGCGGTTTTTTCGCTTGCGTAGGTGTGTCGTAGTGATTTTATTTGAGAACTGTCACTTGTAATGGGTTCTTGTTGCTCAATTTCGTTGTATTTGCGTTTGCTTAATCGGCTGCCTTTCACGGTGCCGTTTTTCAGCGTTCTGCCTTTTGTCATTCGCTGTTTTTTCACAATCTTGGTGTTTTCATCAACTGTCACTTCGCCACGCTTGCCGCTGTCCGTATCGTGCCAATACGCCCGCACGGCTTTGTAGTTTTCACTTTCAGCGATGGAAAAATTGTAGTTGTCGCCATTTTTGCGGGTGATTTTACGCAGTGGAATATCTTTCCCTGTGGCGGTTTTTGCTTTGCCTAATGGCATAAAGAGCAAGGTGCCATTTTTCACCGTACACATTGCCCCGTGTTCTTCTGCAAGGCGTGTCAGCAAATTTATGTCGCTTTCGTTGGTTTGGTCGATGTGGTCGATTAATCGGTTAGCAAGCTCTTTTGCCACTTGGCTTTTAAGCTTGTTTCCCTGTGCAATTTCGTTGACGATTTCGCCCAATTTCTTCTTATGGAATGACCGCTCTTTTTGTTCGGTGAACGTACCTTTTAAATCTGCTGCTCTTGCCCGAATAGTGAGCTTATCAGCAGACGATGAACCGCCTGAAAACTGCACTTCATCGACTGAATATTGCCCCTTGTCAATCAGCGGCGCGCCTTTCCAACCCAATGCAAGGCTGATTGTGGCATTGCGTGGCGGCAAAGCCAGTTTGCCATCATGGTCGGATAATTCTAAGTCGAGCGTGTCCGCTTCTAAGCCGCGATTATCGGTTAAAGACAAATTAATCAATCGGCTTGATACCACTTGCGTGATGTCTTGCTGTTTGTTGTCTTTCGTGGTGATCACCACTTTAAAAGCGGGTGTGCGGTGATTGTCGTTAAAATCTAAGCCTAACATTACAGATTACTCATTAAACTGTCTGCAATGGCAATCAACATCGGATCGTCAGTGCGTTTTAGGTTCATGGTGAAGTCAATGGCACGTGGTGCGCCATCGCCAAAGAATTCTGTGCGGGTTTCTTGGATGTTTTCGATCACAAAAAAGCCGATGATTTCAAAGGTTGCACCGTCAATCAATGGAAAGGCACCGCCACTATCTGCCATTAATTCCAACGCTTTAATGGAAAATCTGCCTCCAGTGATTTCGGGGATAAGTCGCCCGCCGATTGTCACGGTTTCGCTTTCCTTACCGGTGAATTGTGATTTCGGCATTGCCCCCACAATCGCATTAGTTGGATGTCGCCACGTTGATGTGCGGTCTAAGCTTTGGAAAGGCACGGTTTGCCGTGTAAAAACGAACATACCAAGTGCGGCCAAGGCAAAATTTTGAAACATAAATTATTCCTAAAGAAAAGTGCGGTCAAAAAATCCCGTGATTTCTGACCGCACTTGGTGAGTTAGCGAAAGAGAAAGGCAATGCCGAAAATCACAAGCAACCAAAATACGATGGAAAGAATAAAGATTCCACGCCATACGACATGCCATGGCATATTCAATAAATAATTAATCATTTTCTGTCTCATTTCGTTCCCTTGCTTTTTCTCGCCATGTCATTAATTCGGCAAATGTCATTTGCTCAAAGGCTTGTGGTTGCCAATGGAAAATTAATGCAATGTCCGCCATGGCATCTTCTACCGTGGCGGCAATCATTATTCGGTCGCTTCCGCTTCCGAATTCTTCCCTAAAAAACCGACAGCCACCGCCGCAAGCTCGGTGAAGTCTGCCACTTCCATTGTGGAAAAGTCAGATTTGTGCAACACAGGATTTGTCACGCGTGTGAGTAACACTTGTAATGCGTCCACGTCCATTTGTAACACGTCAAACATTTTCAAGCCTTTTAATGCCGGCACGGTTGGTTTGTTTACTGTGATTTCGGTGATTTTAGTTTCGCCACGCACAAGCGGATTCGTTAATGTGATCACTTTGCTGTTTTCGTTTTTCATTTTTTATACCTTTAAAAATGCCACGCTTAAGCGTGGGGGAGTGATTTAATAAAAGCCCCTTGCGGGGCTAGGTGGAGATTAGATGCCAATCGCTGAACGGTGTTCTGCCAATCGGTCAGTGCCGCCGACAATAAAGATTGAGTTGAGTAAATCAATCTCGACCAAATCTTTGCCGTTTTCGATGATTTTGTAATAGGTTAATGGCACGGTGTAGCTTTGTTCGGTGTCATCGCCTGATTTGCTTGTGCCGTTGTCAATTTCGCTGAAACGACCACGCATAATCAATTCAATGGCGGTGACTTCTTCGGTGTCGTCTTGTTGGTATGCACCCGCAAAACGTAATGCCGAACCGTCAATTTTGCCGCCAAATTCTTTGATGAGTTCGGTCATATAACCGCCCATTTTGAATTGCGCTTCCAAGCCTTCCACGCCTAAATTCACTTTCACTGGACCAATCATGCCGCCTGCACGGTATTCTTCCAGTTTCATTGCCAATTTAGGTTGGGTTATTTCGGTGACTTGGCCACGGTAAGAATTACCGTCAGCCAAGAAGTTCATGAGTTTTAATTTACGTGGTAAAGCCATTTGTTATGCTCCTACTTTGGCAATCTCTGCGGCGAATTCCACAAGGTATTCATCGCTGATGTATTGGTTAAAGCCTAATTGTTCTAATGGCGGAACAGGGCAGTAATCATAAGATACAAGCAATTTTGCATCTTTTAAGGTTGAGGCGGTGTTCAGTGATGAATTGATAAATGCTTTACCACCGATTAAGTAACCTTTCGCCACATATTCACGCCATTTCGCATTGATCGCTTCCACGATTTCTTTCACCAACATTACGCTGATGTTTTTATCCACGGCCCAATCAAAAGATTGTGCGATGGTGTCTTTCAACACTTGTGCGGTGCGGGTGTAGTTTTCGTAGATGAATAACTTGTCGGCTGAACAGGTGCGCAAGCCCCATAATTTGAAGCCATTGTGATTGACGCAACAAGTGATGCCTTGTTCATTCAGATAGTTGACATCGGTCGCACTGTCGTTGATGTCAAATGAAAGCGGCTTAGTGACGCCAGTCACGCCAGTTAAACCTTTATTGGAAATGGATGTGTGCCAGCCGTATTCTTTATCTTGATACGCACGCATAGCCGCTGCACGGACAACGGCATAATCCACTTCGGTTGCTTTGGTGTTCGGGTTGAACGACAAGAAGTCGCCGAAAATCAGCATTAATTCACGCTGTGAGAAATTACGGCGATAAGTCACCGCTTCTTCTTTGGTTTTTGCTGAACCGCACGATGCATACACAAAGCCATTCAATTTTTTCGCCACGCTTAAAAGCTCGGTGGTGACATCTTGGCTGTCATACTTCGGCACGCAGAAAATACGTGGTTTCACGCCACAAACTGCAGCAGAGACTAAAAACGCTTTTAAGCCAGTGTAATTGCCGTCGCTGTCCACTGTGCCGATGACGTTTGCTTTCATGGTGCTTTCGTCATCGCTTTCTTCCACTCGAATGACGACCACTTTACAATTCACGATGTCCGCAATGCCATCTAATGCACGGGATAATGTACCTTGTTTACCGGCTTTCGCTTGGACTTCGGCGGTGATACCTGTTAAAAGAGTGGGTTTATTGAGTGGGAAAACAGTTGCGTCTGCATCTGCTGCCGTTGCCACTAAACCGATCACGGCAGTGGATGATGTGGTGAGTGTTCGCAAGGCTTCGGCGATTTCCGTTACCTTGACCCCATGGAGATATTCATCAGACATATTTTAGCCCTATGGTTTCTATTGGTTAAATAATGTCTTTATTGTGATCGAGAGAATAGAGCAGTGCGAGCGGTTGGAAGTGTGAAAAACGGGGTAACAAAATGCGGCCAAAATTGACCGCACTCTATTATGCGTCTGACGCCGAACTTCCACCTCTTCCTTTGATAATTCTAGCTGTTACCTCTTTTGTATAACTTTTAAAATCAGCAAGTTTTACAATAAACATTTCTGTTTCTGTTGTTTGCATTGGAAATCCAATCTCGTTCTCGCCGATTAAAAAAAGCCAACTGCCGTATAGTTCGTAAATTAATAATGCTCCTTGAAACTCTTTTGGCAGTGTTGCTACGCATAAAGCTCTATTGTCAATATCTTCATTGGTCGCAGCTGGCACTGTGACTTTTAAAACTTCCACACTACTGCTTCCTTGTGATGTCCCGCCAATTCCATTTTTTATTTCGCCAATATCTTTTCCTATTTGAAGAATAAGTTTTAGTAAATTTTCATTTTTTTGTGGTTTAGGCATAAATACTCCGATTTGTTATGCTAATTTTGCTTTGTTGTATTTGCCAACTAAATCAAGGTTGTCAAAATTTGATTGCCATTCTTGAAGTGTTGTGACGTTCGTTTTGATTTCTTGTAAAGTGGCGGTTAATGCATCTCTTATGTTTTTATCGGAAATTAATTCACCTATCTTTGATGCAATTTCAAATAATGTGTCTAAATCTTCAGCTAATTCCCCGCCTTTGATTTTATTTAAAACTCTTGTTTCTGCTTCGCTGATTAGTTCATTAATTTCATCTAATCCATATCCACTTTGTGTTCCGCCTTTTTTTATATTGTTTATTTCTTCTTTTAATGCTTTATAATCTGCGCCAACCGCCTTTGTTAATTCAATGATTTTTTGATAATTTCCACTTGTCATGTTTAGCCTTTAAATTTTGGATAATTCATATAATGCCAATAAATCTGGCAAATCTTCTTCACCTAACTGCAGCACTTCAACCTTTTCAATAATTGCTACGATTTCTTGCTTTCCAACTGTTGCAATGATTTCTTGTTTATCCACAGTTGCTATAACTTCTTTTTTGTCAGTTGTGACAATAAAATCATTATTTGCCATAAATTAATTTTCAATTTTTGATGGTGTGTAGTCTTTTCCCAGAATAATAGTGCCGTTTTTAACCACTGTTTTTACCTTGCCTGAATTTGATACTGTTTGTAAGTCATATCCGGCATTATTCCATGACGCCCCTTGTGTTACTTCATGTCTAAATTTCACTAAAATGACGCCGCCTTTAGCGTCTAAAATATCAATATCTCCAGTTGTTGATGATAATCTAAGCACGGGTTCATCATTTGATACCGCATACAAATCCAATCTCGCCACATTGCTTAAATCATACGGCTTAATGCTATTATCATTTTGCTTTTCAAATACCCGAACTGTACATTCTTCATCGTCGCCACGGTATAGTTCAATCGTTGTTCTGCTCATTATTCACCTATCTTGCGGTTTTAAAACGCGCATCATGTTGCTTGCCTGTAATTTCACTTTTATAGGCTTTTTTACAATGATTTTTATCTCTAAACAGCCAATTAATAAAACGATAGAGTACACGCCACCTTTTTTTCGGTTGTTCGGTTAATATTGCCCCACGATAGGTGCGACTTGATAATGTTTCGTCTGCTGCACCGCCTGTGATCGCATTGAATAGTTGGTCAATGGCGATGATGTTGTGATAGAAATATCGTTTTAAATCCATGCTTCAATTTCCTTCTCAAGTGCGGTCAATTCTTCCAGTGTTTTTGTGGCTAATAAGCGATCTTCAAATGCTTGGCGCTTGCCAATAATTTCACCTATGGCAAGTGCAAACTGGCTTGATTTTTCAATCACTTTTTGGACTAAAACTTCAAATGATATGCCTCTGACTTTTGCCACTTGTTTTAACATTGGCGTGTCTGCATTATTATCTGCCTGCCATGCTAACGCTTCTTTCTCTTGGCGATAAAAACTTTCGATTTCTGTTTGCGGATAGCCTACGAGTAAGCTGCTTTTAATTGTGTCCGCCTTGTCTGCTATGGTACTTAATAGGGTTTCTTTTTTACGCTGAAAGAATTCCGATTTCTTGTCATCTGAAACCTTAAAAGATTTCGATTTAGAATCAAAAACATGGTATGCACTAGGCGCCTTACCTGAATATTTGATTGCCCCATTTTCCAACCAAACAGCACCGCCGCCAGTTATACTGGCTGAAATGCCGTCAATTTCTTCAGCACTCACATCAACCCAATTTTGATTATCTGTTACAAGATAATCAGGGGCGAACGTGCTTGTTTCTATGTTAAATAACATCATAATTACCACCCATACCATCCGATTGCCAGAATATTAAATCTAGCCTCACCACCGTTGTGTATTTCAACAACGTTGCCATTTTGAATATTAGCCCCTACTTGTTTTCTACCGGCGCCGACATCTGTCACTTGCACCATGCATGCGCCGTTAAATGCCTCAGGGAGATTCACTCTTGCATATCCATCAATACTTACGTTCATAATAATCACCCGCATTACGCCATTATCAGCAACAGGGATATCAAACACTTCTGCGCCGTTGTAATGGCGTGGGTAATTCTGGTGTCTGAATCTATTTTTTTTGTAGGTGTTATTTAATTCATTCCACACATTGCTGATATCTGTCTGTTTGGCAAAATACTCATGTAACCATCCGTATGACTTTGACCATAGCGCCCCAGCGCTTGATATAGTCATTACTGTTTCTCTGCTATCATGAAACCAATCACCTCCTTCTGGTGTATTTAGGAATTCGATTTGAGTGCTGTTTTTTCCTGCATCTCTAAACCAGACAGAAGCTCGAGGAACGTTGTCACTTTGGAAAAAATCAATAAATCCACTTGTATTTTGTCCGCCGGCTTTGTTTTTTATAATTAATCCGTTTGCAAATCCCCCAGATCGACTACCCTCTATACTTAGATTGCCGGTCATTGTGTCGCCATATTTATTTACTCCTCTTAATCCATCAGTTCTAACCCAGTTTCCCCATGTTTTTAAACCGTAATTCATGTTTCTCTGATACGTTTCACCAGTGTTAAATCCAATATACACTTGCATAACGCTATAAGCTGATGGGTATACCAATAGCGTGCCTGCGTAATTAACAGGGTAATTACGACCTTCCGTAGCGTCTCTATTGTCTTCTTGTGCATAAACACCATAGTCTTTCACATCATTAAGATTTTGTGTTGTAAGCTTGCTACGCGTGAAATTTGATGCAATTTGTGAATCAACCCAACTGCGATATGCAACAGTTTCACTTTTATTTAAAACAGGGAATGAAATATAACGTGTTGAGTTATCAAGCATTTTATAGGCGAAGTTTAAACGTGGTTCTTTCTCACTTTCTGGATTGGTTTCAAGCCGCCACGTCCCCCCGTTTTCAATCGGAAAAAATAATTTCCCCCACCCATTTGTTTTAATGTTGAGTTGATGATTTATGGTTTGTTCACCAGTGTTAGTAATATCTTCAACCCAGTTTAGTTTGTATGTCGCATTATTAAGATTAGCAACAGAAAAGAACTTGCGATTAAGCGTGACGTAATGGCAATAGAAAATACTATAGCCATTCATCATGTAGAACGTCATTACAATCGGGGATCTGACTTCAAGTGGCAAACCTGTAATTTTGCTGTTTCCGTTGTTGTGATTGG